TGGCCAACGTTCAGTGGTCGAGTGGATTCAACATCAACTCAACGAAGAGAACAATGGCTAAAAAGAATAATGCACCAGCAAGAGTGCAGACCAATGCTGGTGTGAATCCAATGGGTTCCCCCAAACCAAGTACAGTCAGTCAAAATCTCAAGATTGCAGGTACTGGTGGCATTACCAAGCAAGAATTTAAAAACATTGCTGAGACAACTGGTAAGTCTAGCGGTGCCTTGATCCAAAGACTTGATAAGATCAACCAGAACCTCAAAGCTAAAGACCAGGTAGGTATTAACCTTAACTCTGGTGCTGCTAACATGCTGATCAAAGAAGCGGGTCCAGCTTACGGCACAACGTTCCTTGGGATGGAACCTACATTCGGTACTGGTCGTATCGGCAAGACACTAGAAGGAATGCGTGGTACTCGCGCTACTGGAGGTTATCAAAACCCTAGAAGCGGCTTTGGTAAGGTAACCCCTGGTACTGAGCCTAGGTTTATGATGGGCGGTACTGCCATTCGTCCTGGTGGTCGTGAAACTGTTCGTGGCTTTGGTAAACAGTTCGCTGGTATGCCTACAGCCGGAGTAGGTACTACCATGCCAACTACAGAAACCGCTACAGGTGCTACTGAAACAGCTCCAAGCGCAGCGCCCGAGCTTCCACCCGAAGAGGAGAAGGTTGATCAGATGATGCCTGGATCCTTTGCTGACGTTGCTAACTGGGCAACTGGATTCAAGACTGCACGTAGCAGCCGTAAGCGTTCAGGTCCCCGTGCACAAGGTCTTGCATCACAACGAGTAAACCCAACTGGAGCCTTTAGAGGCGGTATGTAATGACAGCTAAAACAAGATACGATCATCTAAGTAAATATCGTTCCACGTTTCTAGACACAGCTGTACAGTGTTCTCAGTTGACACTACCTACTCTTATCCAACAGGATGATGATGTAGGACGGTCAACTAATCTTAGGTTGATTACACCATGGCAAAGTGTTGGTGCAAAGGGTGTGGTGACACTAGCATCTAAATTGATGTTAGCTCTCCTACCTCCTCAAACCAGCTTCTTTAAGCTACAGATCGATGATTCAAAGATCGGTGTAGATCTTCCAGCAGAGGCACGATCAGACCTTGATATTTCTTTCGCTAAGATGGAAAGGTCTGTCATGGAAATCATTGCAGCATCTAGTGATCGTGTTACCGTACACCAAGCCCTTAAGCATCTGGTGGTAGGTGGTAATGCGTTGATCTACATGGGTCCTAAAGGACTGAAGCTGTATCCATTGAACAGGTATGTCGTAGATCGAGATGGCAACGGTGACATCTTAGAGATCGTCACACGCGAACGTATCAGTCGTAAACTTCTAGCACCTATCCTTACTGCTGCTCTTCCTGTCAACCCTCCTGGGGAAGACGGAGCTGATAATGAGGAGGATGTAGATGTTTACACGCATGTCAAACGAGACAACAATCGTTTTGTGTGGCACCAGGAAGTCTTTGATAAGATCATTCCTGGCTCTCAGGGTAAAGCACCATTAGATGCTAACCCTTGGTTAGTCCTTAGGTTTAACGTTGTAGACGGTGAAGCCTTTGGACGTGGTAGAGTGGAGGAGTTCCTTGGTGATCTCCGTTCACTTGAAGCTCTTATGCAAGCTCTCGTAGAGGGCTCTGCAGTGGCCGCTAAGGTGGTCTTTACCGTCTCCCCGTCTAGTACTACCAAGCCGCAGACACTCTCTGCTGCGGGGAACGGAGCCATCATTCAGGGGCGTCCCGATGATATCAGTGTAGTGCAGGTTGGTAAGACAGCCGACTTCAAGACTGCTATGGAGATGGCTAGTGTACTAGAGCGTCGCCTTAGTGAAGCGTTCCTCATCCTTAATGTAAGGAACAGTGAGCGTACTACAGCTGAGGAGGTACGTATGACTCAGATGGAACTGGAGCAACAACTCGGTGGCCTATTCTCGCTACTCACTGTTGAGTTTCTCGTTCCTTACCTCAACCGTAAGCTGGCTGTACTTCAGAAGACACAAGAGATCCCTCGTATTCCCAAAGATCTCGTACGTCCTACGATTGTTGCTGGTATCAATGCGCTTGGTAGAGGACAGGATCGAGAGTCACTGACTCAGTTCTTTACTGTCATTGCACAGACACTTGGGCCTGAAGCATTGGGTACATACCTCAATGTAGATGAGGCTGTGAAGCGTCTTGCTGCTGCTCAAGGTATTGATGTACTGAACCTGGTTAAGTCCATGAGTCAGGTACAGCAGGAACAAGATATGGCACAACAGCAAGCCATGCAAATGGAGCAACTCAAGCAAGCACCTAACATGGCTAAAGCTCCACTGCTGGATCCCTCAAAGAATCCAGAACTATTAAACGGATCAAATGAACAAACAAACACCAACGAGATCCCAGAGATCGAACAAGAAGCAAACATCCCCGGAGGAAGTCCCTTCGGCTGAGACGCTAGTCGAAGCTACCGTTGACACAGTTGATGATCAAACCAATCAAGAGAACGCTCCTTACATGAAGCGTACAAAGGTTGGTGAACCCACCATCGGTCGTTCCCCCGATTTTGTCAAGACAGTAGGTCTTGGAAATCTAACCGTTATCACAGCAAATGGCAAACGAAATTACACTTAATCCGTATGAACAAGCAGAGGGCGAGTTCTCTGCTGAAGAGCTTGATTCTCTGGCAGTTGGTGAACGTCTAGCTGAAGAAGAGCAGCAGCTGTTGGCTGGTAAGTACAAGTCAGCAGAGGAGCTAGAGCGTGGTTACCTTGAGCTACAGAAACGCCTTAGTGGTAAGGAAGAAGCCGAACCCCAAGAGGCTGAACCTGAGGTAGAGGAAGAGCAACCTGAGGAGAACGATGAGGTAGATCTCTATGATACTATCATGGAGTCCTACCGTACTGGTGAATGGGATCCTGAACTTGTTAGTAAGGTCGAGGGTATGAACCCTGTTGATGTTGCTAACATGTTCCTTGAGAAGGGTGGTGCTCAACAAGCACAACAAACTCCACAAGCTACATCAGATGATATTGCACAAATCCAAGAGGCAGTTGGTGGTGAGGCTGAATACCAGAACATGATTCAATGGGCTGGTCAGAACCTCTCCGAGCAAGAGGTGGCTATGTATGATGCAGTGATGGATCGTGGTGATCCTCTTGCTATGTTCTTTGCTGCACAGGCATTGAATGCACGCTACCAAGATGCTGTAGGGTATGATGGTGAGATGCTTACTGGCAGTGCTCCACGTAATGCAGGTGACACCTTCCGCTCTCAAGCTGAGTTGGTTGCAGCGATGAGTGATCCTCGCTATGACCGAGACCCTGCCTATCGTGCTGATGTAGCTGATAAGCTTGAACGATCCAACATTCAATTCTAACCCACCTAATGAACGACACTAACATCTTCGCTAAAGAACCCACCATGTATACTGACGAATCCTACACTGTGCCTCATAACGAACGTGCTGAACTCCTCAATGGTCGCCTTGCTATGCTTGGCTTCGTGGCTGCTATTGGCGCTTATATCGTAACTGGTCAAATCATCCCTGGAGTATTCTAATGTCTTGCGGTAAGAAAGGACACAAAGGTAATGGCGGAAAGAAAAAGTAACGTCAGCCTTAAGATTGGTGTACACAAATCACGCACTGGTGGCCTTACGGCTGCCGGTCGTGCCAAATATAACAAAGCTACTGGCTCCAACCTAAAGGCTCCACAGCCTGAAGGAGGGCCACGTAAGCGTTCCTTCTGTGCCCGTATGGGTGGTGTGAAGGGACCGATGAAAGATGAGAAGGGTCGCCCTACTCGTAAAGCACTAGCCCTTCGTAAGTGGAAATGCTAAATGGCTAAACCTGGACTCTACGCAAACATCCATGCCAAGCGTATGCGTATCGCTAAAGGCAGTGATGAGAAGATGCGTAAACCTGGTGCTAAAGGTGCACCCACTGCAGCTCAATTCAAACGTGCTGCTAAAACTGCTAAAAAGAAATAGGAGATTCCAATGCCCCTCAAGAAAGGCTCATCCGATAAGACTGTATCTGCTAACATCCGTAAGATGAAGGCAGAAGGCTACCCTCAGAAACAAGCTGTTGCTGCTGCACTCAGCAGTGCAGGTAAGTCTAAGCCTAAAAAGAAGAAGTAAGTATTGGTAGTTCTGCCTATACTGCGCGTGTATTGGCAGAATTGTAGGAGTAAACAATACTAAAGTTCCTTGCTTTATTATTATGCTACCTCTTCTAACTACTCTGTCAGTCATCACTAGTTGGTATGGTCCAGGCTTTAATGGCCGCCTTACTGCTAGTGGTGTACGATACAATCAAAATGCCCTTACTGCAGCGCACAAGACACTACCCTTTGGAACTAAACTTCGTGTTTGT